TTCACTATCCATTGTTACTATGCTATTATTTACCATTCGTAAACGTAAAAAAGGCAAAACAGTTGCAAATGCAAATTGTGTAAGTGCGGGTTGTATAAAATTCTGTAAAAGTGTTAAGTAATTACTCGATAAACTACTACCTTGTATATCTGAAATTAACTTATTTGTTAAATCTGTACCTAATACAGGTAGTATATATCTGTCTTGCGCCATAAGTATATAAGGAAATAGTAAGTTATCATCTACCGAACCACCTAAAGCAGTATCTTTTTTCAACCTATCTGTACTTATAAATAATGTATGTTGTATAGCCATATTTTAATTGTATTTACCTTTTGTCGGAGTGTTGATTGGTGCAGTTGTAGGTAAATCATCATTAAAAGGCATATTTACCCCCATTCTTTCCGCAAAAGCATTTGTTACTTTTTTATAATTTCTAATTGTTGTATCAGGTAATACTTGACCGCCCTTATAAGTTTTACCATCTATTGTAATTTGTTTTCCTTTAGGTACTCTTTTTCTAAAATACCAAACCCGCTCCCAAAAATGATGACAGTAAACTCCACCTTTCCAATTCCAAACCGAATAAGTATTGCTACCATTCTTTCCAAATCCAGGATTTACTGCTCTACTACCTGCATTTATTATAGCTTTTCTTGTATATACATTTCTAGCCTTTCTAAGTGCTACCATTATTTTGCAAAAATCTCTACTGTTAGCTGAAAGATTTGCTGAATACCTGTAATACAATTTAAACAATCCAATCTTAGTAGCATCTTTTAATAAATTACCAACTGTATCTCCGCCTGGCACATCTGTTGCAAACTTGTAAAAGTTTTCTTCTTCTTCTTCGTTAGTATCAACTGTATCTACTCTTAATTCTTCCCAATCATCATCTAGCTTTATTGCATTTTGTGTAAAGTATTCTATATATGCTTGTTCATCATTTTTAGGCAGGTCTAAATCTTCTCTTACTCTTTTAATTTCTTCTACTTTTTTTTTTGCCCAAGTTTGACCCGCATCTCCGCCCCACAACTTCCATGCTATTGCACCTGCTGAGGGATAGCCTTTTTCTCCGGGATTAAAACCCTCTGCTTTTTTATCTACTTCGTGTCTAGCAAAAAAACTGTTCATTCTGCTAATTGTTTCTAAACTTAAATTTTGTCCGTTTACTATAGATCTTGCACGAGCAACAGCAACCATAGTTCCACCTCTACCGTGTTCTTTACGCATTTCTAAACCCATTTTAGCCTGTTCTATCATTCCTTTTGTAGGTTTAGTATCTATATCTTTTAAGTCTTTAAACTCTTTTTTTATTGGTTCATTGTTATCAGTATCTATCCCCTCTTTCTCTTGCTCATCTTCATCAAGTTTATTTACATTACTAATATCTATGAAATCAGCAGGTTTAAGAGTTTTAAAGTATAAATCAAGCTCTATGCCGTTTGCGTGAAATATTGGCTCTAAACCCTCTAAAAGCGTGTTTTGGAAAGGTTTAACCACAGTATTCATAAAAAGTGAAAAAGAATCTCTAAGTTCGTCTGCATTGTTACCAAAACCTTGACCGTCTCCTTTAATTCCAAAGAGGAGGGGGCTTGTAATTCTATTTCCAGTTAAAATTTTTCTAGTTGTTTCTTGTGCTAAGAATTGATATTTTTCTGAACTATCATTAGCATTTAAAGGTATTATTTCAGGAGCAGTATCTTTACCATCATTAAACGTCAATAGTATTTTACCTGCATTACCTGAACCACCAAACTTTGCATTAATTTGCCTTTCAATAGTACGTCTTTCTTCTCTTGTAGGTATTCCGTTTGCCATATTTATAACTAAACTGCTAAACATACCTGATTTGATATTAGACAAATGAAATTGTGCAATCTCCATATCTAATTGTATGTAGCTAGTAGAACCTTGATAGTCAGGTGTAGCATAATAGTACGATCCTGGAGAATAATCTTTTATACATAAAACTTGGTTTGCATCTGTTCTGTCTTTTAAGTCAAATGCTTTGTAGTATCTAGGTTTGTGTTTTCTAGTGTTTTCCCAATCAGCACTATAATAATACTCATTAACTTTACCATAAGCATCAGCTTTACCACTTCTTATATATTGTGCAGGTATATGTCTTACCTCTACTATCTTTGTTCTAGGTCTGTTCCATATAGTATTAACATAGCACATTCCAAATAGCTTTAAATCAAATGCTAAGCATTTTAAAGTATCTTTAGGCGAATTATGTAATAAAGTGTTTAAGGCTAACCAACTACCCTTTTTATTATCGTCATCTTCTCTATCAGTAGCATCTAAACCCTCGCCATAAATCATACTACTAACACCTTTTATAATAGCGTTGTTAATACTACTACCATTATATAGCTCTAGCAAGTATTGAGGATATAAATTATCTGATCCAAATTGAATCCAATCTTTGTTATTAGTTTCAGTAATTGTAGGCAGGTTATATTCTGCTAAGTGTATTACTGATATATTGTCTTTTTTCTTATGCTGTTTGCGTTCCATATTCTACGTTAGTATTTGTTGTTGATGTACTGACATCATTTGTGCTATATTCTGTGTAACTACTTACAGGTGCTTGATTATAGTTATCATCATATTGTCTTTCTAAATTAAGCTGTGTAGTCCAATCAATCTTAGTTGCATTAGCTACATCTAGGTTTGTTGTAGATGTTTGATAATAAAAATTTACATTATAAATTTCTTGTGATGGTAAAAAAATATTACCTGTTTTTCTTGCACTTTCTACATCAAAAACACCATTAAAAGATGAGTTGTAAAATTGAAATCTTACTCTCCAATATCTATTGTTTCTTGTACCTGTTCCTTCTTGAGCAATACCTGTTCTTACCCAATTTGTGTTTTGACCTCTAAATTCACAAAGAATATGATTAGTATAAGAACCACCACCATCAGCAGTTCCAGGTTCTAATCCTGTAACAGATGTTATATTAGGGTACATATCTACAGTAATTTGATATAGTGCTGATGATAAATTGAAATTACCTTGATACATATTCTTTAACTATTTTTGTGTAATATTCTTCTGCTAGTTCTTGTTTTTCTTTTTTTGTATTTAGTTTTGCTTTTTTTTCTAAATACTCATTTGCTATATCTTCGTGTAAAATAATTTCTTTAATCATTGTTACCACCTATAAAGTCTAAATCATCTTCTATCTCTACTTTTTTTGTTTTTACTTTCTTCTTTTTAGATTTAGATTCGTTTGTAAAATATTTATTTTTTACCTCATCACTTAAATTTTCTATTTGGTGCGGTAATAATTGACCATAAGCCAAATTCATATTTAAAGGTTTGTAGTCTTTGTATTCTTCTTTTACTTTCCAAGCCATAATATAGTTTATTATAAATATAAAAGTCATTATATTGTTCACAACTTGTATATTTTGTTAAAGTTTTTTTATATAATTATAATAAATGTAAAGTTTAGTTAATAAAAAAGGGTTACCAAATAGATAACCCTCTTTTAAATTGAGTAACGATTTATTAATTATGATCCCTTAGTGATAAGTAACTTAGAATCATCTGCTAATCCATCAAATGGATAATTAGTTGTAGCATTTCCTGAACCATCTGAAGTACCTTGCGTTGCAGGAAGCCAAATCATAGGATTTTTTTCTTCTGCTCTAAGTTCTAAAGTAAAACCTGTCATATCTCCTTTACCTGCACCACTTACAGCAGTACCACCTGAAACATCTACTCCATTATCCATACCTAACAAAAATACATTATCATTATTGTCTAAGACAAATACTTGACTTCTATTATAAGAAATCAGCTTAAGTTCATTAGTCTGTGCAACTGATAATTTTTGCATAGTAATAGAAAGAGTTTGTTCAAAGAATGTTGTTCCTGTAGCAGGATCACTATTAAAGTTTACAGTCATAGATGATAGATTAGGTCTTAGGTCATATTGAAAAACCTGAACACCATCTACACCACTACCTATATCTTCTTTAATATCCCAATTTTCAAATCCTGCATTATCCATTTGTAAAGGATTTGTACCATTAAATACTGCTCTTGCTGTTATGTCAGAACAATAAGACTTTACAAAGTAGATTTTTTTCAGTCCACCGATTTGATCTTTACAGTCAACTAATAAACCTCGTGTTAAATTACAAGCCATGTTTATTTATTTTTATTTATTAATACTCTTTTAAAAAAAGGGGTGGTATTTCACACCCCTAATTTAATTTAATTAAGCGTGTGCATTAGTTCCAAACACACCGTCAGTAGCAACTGCTGTTTGTACTCCCATTGCAAATCTCATTACAACTCTTACGTTGTCAGATCCATCATATTGGAATGTTGGAATTACATTTGCTTCAGTATAGTCAGTTAGTAAGTTAGTACCTACAACTAAGTTTTCAGGATATGTAGCAACAATAGTATCGTTGAACATTCCTGGACATACATAAATAGGGAATCCCATAAATGTTAATGAAGTAAAGTTACCTGCTGAACCTAATTGTTGGAAAGTAGTTGCTGAAGCTAAAGCCTGTGCATAAATAGAGTAAGTTTTTCTATTCATATAAAAGCCAAATCCCGGTGCATTGATAATATTTGTACTTGCATTTACTTTATCTAAAACGTCATTTAATCTTGTAATCACGTTTGAAGTGTCAATTGCTCCTGCTGTAAAATCTACTTCGTGAAAACTTTTCATTGCAGATGCATTAATACCTGTATCATCTAAAGAACCGTCATCAGATTGAAAACCAACTAATGCAGGATCACCTGAGCCTTTCCATATAATATTCTCGATATGTGAAGCCGCTTTTGAGGCGATTGTTTGTAATAAGAAATCTTGGAAAGTTCCCGGTAAGTTACCGTTTCTGTCCATATTTTCGCCAATCCATGTAGGAAATATTGTACCTCTACAAATTTCTTCATTAACTTTCATATCAGTTAATGTAACTACTTGCTCAGTTAGTGATGAGTTAGAACCATCTTGAAAACTACAGTTACTTGCTGATTGTACAGGATCAGTCATTCCAACATTTGTAATTCTACCTGATTTGTTTAGACCATCAATTACTCTTACATATCCGTTTGCTATTGTATCAGGCGTTTTAACGGCAGCAGTTACATAAGGTAAAGCTAATTTTCCTGCATATGATGTATATGCACTAGCATCAATATCAAATTGATAATCTTTTGATAAATTGTACTTTTTCATTTTTGTTTATTTAAATTATTTATTATTAATGTAATAACCTGCTCTTTGTGAAACAGACATTTTTGATAAATCTACTTTTTCAGATTTATTATAGACTTCAGGACTGTGATTAAAACCATCTGTTCCTGGGGTTTTTTCTAGTTCAACAATTTTAGCTTTTAAGTGTTCTACTTCTTCAACTAAACTATTTACCATATCTTTTGACATCTCAACCATTTCATCTTCTTTAATTTTCTCTTTTTTTTCTGTG